TACCAGATACTGGTGAGTCATATGTCTTCTCTGTTGAGATAAAAACAGAGTTACTGTCTTCACAGTAAAAAATATTTTCGGTTACAACATCTACTGCTATACCCTTTGCAATGAACTGGCCATTTACTTTCTGAATAGAAAGAATGTTGCAAAGTTCATTTGCTGGAGAATCTACGATTGATAGTTCCATCAATTCATAGTCCTTGATAAACCTTACAGTCTTACCTGTGGCCTTGTTAACCTCATTATCGGATTCTTTAATCTTTCCGCCAATTGAGAACCCTGAAAGAGTTCCGTCAAGAACTTTCTCCCAGCTATCTTGTGCGCCTTTTGAAATGTAAGCTGTTACATAAACGCCATTATAAAATTCTTTTGTTGCTGGATCATAGAATGTTTCTGGCTTAAAGGAAACCATCTTACCAACTGCAAGAGATCCATGCATCTCACGAATATTTCCACGGAAGTTTTCAAATGCTTTTACGCTTGCTTCTGCTGTTACAACATCGCCTGTTTGATCAACATTGTCGAGTGTTGCAAAACCAGAGACAGTTCTCTTTTCACGGTTAACTTTAGTGAAAGGTACAGACAAGTTAATGTCATTGCCATGGCTAGTCCATAAAGACTTTTCAATATTCATATGCTTAATTTTATCTACTTATAGATAAAAAGGCAAATAACAGTTGAGTAGAGTTAGTCAACCTGTCTGCCGTCGCCCTTTGCATTTCTGCCTTCTCCAGAATTATCTGGGGCAGTTGCCTGGCGATCTTGAGATCTTTGTCTGGTATTTCCAGCTTGGGCTAACTGTTCTGATGCCGCCTGACCCTTTAGGTCAATAACATCGTCTCCGCCGTCAAGAGGAATCATACCCTTTCTAATTCTAACTTCATTAGGGGTAATTACCTGCATTCTTAAATATCTTTCATCAATCTTAGACTGAGTATCTTCGTCTGTAAGAGTCAATTCATTAAATTTAAGGACTAGAGCATCTGTCTTTTCTTCAAATATTTTATTTACTTTCTTTTCCAAAATCATTTGTGCTGGACGACATACCTGCTCTTTAAATGTTTTATCTGCATCACGAGCCACCGCTAGATTAACTCCTTCTGGAGTTCCAATTTTATTAATTGGGACACGGTGGGCTAATAGGATTTCGTCTCTATTAGATTTGCGATAAACATTAAATGAAGATTCCTGTGGGTTTGCTTCCACTGGCTCCATCTTAAATTCTGTCTTTGAATCTGGCGTATCTCCTGGAAGTGGAATATATAGGGATCTGTGATTCTTGCCCTTTAGTCCAACCTGAAAAAACTCAAGCAATTTTCTTTCTGATTCTGGTGAAAGCTTTGCTCCCTTTACTGTAATAATATATCTTGGCACCGCCTTGTTTTCAAAATAATCAAGGTTATATCTACCTGACAATTCATTACCTGCCAGAGCCACTTGAGCTGCCACAATATCTGGCAATCCATAGTAGTTGTTCATAGGGGTGTACTTCTTTAAATGAATAATTTCATTTGGGCGATCTTCTTGACCAGCAATTGGGTTCTCTGTTTCCTTATCACCAAAGTTGCTAAAGTATACAGCCTTGCCATAAAGCAATTGAATAAAGCCATCTCTTAGTCTACGAACACGCATTGTCTTTGCTGGAATATGTCCAATGTATCCGATGTTTCCGCCTGTTGTTCTGCCTACTTCAATGTAACCATTTCCTGTTGCTTCAAGGTCTGTGTAAACTTTAATTAATGTCTGTGTAAAAGTGTCTTCATCATTTGTAGTATCTAGCCACGCATGGATATCTTGTCTTAGCTTACTCAGCTTTCTACGTGCTCTTTCAAGAGCCTTATCATCTGTGATTGAATCAAATGCATCATTTGTTTTCTTTGTTTCTACAAAGTCATATCCCAGTCCAACAATGTTGGCAACCTTTGCATTAATTGCTGCATAGTTATATGTTGAAATTTCGTATACTTTTGAAAGATATTCAAGGTTGTATGGTGGCTCTACTAAATCGAACATAGCATAGCCTGTAATAGCTTGTGCTAGTAAATTCTGTTGTGTTCCCGTTGACTCTACGCCTGTAAATGATTTAGAAAACTCTCTGCTTACCTTGCGCTTAAACGAAGAGCCTAGCCCTCTAACCTTCTTTAGCTCCTCTACTCCTACCGCAAATGGATCATTGCTTACTTCATCCTTTTTTAAGGAGAACCAATCTGCTGTGTTAGAGATATTAATTACGCTGTCTGCGTTATCGTCATCAAGAAATTCTACACTCATTTTATACCACCCAAGTTTAATTTTTTCATTTCGTCTTTATAGTTACCGATATCCATAGGGTCTGGAACTAGCCCCCAGTCAAGTCTTTGCTTTTGATACTGGAATTCTTCATCGTCAATTTTTCTTCTTCCAGAAAGAAATTTAGGCCCGCCCTCATAAATACCAAATGAACGAACTTCTCTAGATAGAGCATCGATCTTGGATTTATTTCCTTTTTTGGCTGTGACCGAAAGGAAATTGCCATCATCGTCCCCAATCCATCTGCCGTCAGGCATCTCCCAAACATATATGCCTAGGTTTGTTTCTTCGTCCAGCACTTTGTATTTAGGGTTATTGAGATCCATAGTAATTTATTTTACCATTATTCCGTACACAAGTCCAGCTTTTTGTCAACGAATGTGACAAAATTAAATAGTTTGTATCACTACCCAGTCACTATTGTACGCTTTAGGGGCGGATTCTGTAAATGTTATGGACGTATCTGATACTGAAACGTTTGGGCGGGCAATATAAGATCCATAATGCTCTGTAGCCAAAGCTTGTGACATTGCATAATCATATATAGCAATATTCTTATATAGGCTAGATGGTCCACCCGTGCCTGAATAATTAAACTTTAATATACCTGAACAAGGCTGTGTTAGAACTAATACAATATGGTGCAGGTTATCTGCTAGGAATACATTTGAGATATTAGTCTGACTTGTCCGATCTACCCCATTTACATATATCTTTGAGATATTGGTTTTTGTTATGGTCCCGCCGTTTGTCCAAGAATACTTAGAAGCCGTATAAGCCCCATTTGCGGCCACATCAAACAAAGTGTTAGCAGTAAGGTCAGAAGGCGTGAAAAACATCTCTATGGTGCTTACAGAGTCTGCTACGGGTATATTAAAGCCTGACCCAGCTTTTGTCTGTAATCCATTGTTCTTATGTCTTAAAAGTGGAGGATAATTAAATGATCCTAAAGAATAATCGGATGTAGATGTTGCATAGTATCCTGAATTTTCTGAATATGCATCAACTGAAGCATAGAAGTCTACTTTAACTGAAGATAACTTTGGAAGGTATTTAGAAGCATCTGTTGTAGACATAGTAATTCTAAGGAATACAGTACTAGTTGAAATTGCTGCTGACTTATTATAATTAGGAAGAGATTTTCCATTCTCACATTGATTATATGTAATTCCGTCTGAGCTGGATTCTACTGTTATATTTTTATCCGCCTTCCAATATACTTTAGAAGTTGTTGCGCTCATATCAACTGGGATATTTATAATTTCATTAATTTCAACAGATTTAGCAGTTACTGTGTCTGTCTTGTAAAAAGTAAGGGCTTGATTTGTTTTATCATAATACACGTTATCATTAACATAGTTCTTTAGGTTAACTAGTGAGTATCTGTAAACGGGTTTAATAAATTCATCATTTAGATTGAATAGTTTTCCTCCGTCTGTTCTAATAAATTGAATAGGATTTACGTGATAAGTTCCTGCCACAAAATGTGATCTAATTACTTCTGAAGTAAGTGCATCACGATATATGGCTGGGGCATCTACTATGAAATAGTCACTTCCAGAACATGGCCCAATTGCTAGAGATAGAGTTTCATTTGTAAATTTAAATCCAGTAATTGACTTGCTAGCAACATTATATCCATCTACATATAAAGATATGCTGGACTGAGAATATGTTGCTACAACATGCATTACTTTGTTGGTATTATTGAGAGTGTAGTAAAGCTCTTCACCTTGAAGCCTAAATACTAGAGAACCTGCCTCATAATATATTCCAATTCCCGCCGTATTATCTGCCATTAAAATTGTTCTTGATGTGCTAGTAATTTTAGGATATACCCAGGCCTCTAATGAAAAGTTATTTTGTGATGTATATTTATTAGCAAACCCGCCACTTACAGTTGATCCATAAAAATCTTTTGTTGTAGAAAGAGTAATTGATTTAGTTAAATTAATTAAATTTCCTGCTAATCCTCCAGGAATTAAAGGAAGTATGTTTGATTGAAGTCCACCTACATATGTTCCAGAATTTCCGCATCCTGATATATCTGCGGCGGTGGTACCCGAAGATTCATCCAACGGCCAAAAGCCAATAGGATAATCTTTAATTACCTTCAGTTGATAACTCATAATATTATTTTACCACTTATCTAGCGGACAAGTAGACTCTTGCCATTTAGCCTTTAATATCATCCCACATCCGCAATTTTTACAGACTGACATTATTTTATCAAATACGTGGCAGCCTTCACAAATACTTAATCTTGCGTCATATTCTTTTTTTGTAATTTCTGTTAATGACATTTTAGGCTACTTAATAAACATAGCCCATGCGGTACCGTTTCCAGTACCCCAGTTAATATTGCCACCTGAAGATACCGAATTCCCGCTCCATGGGTGCAAATTAGTATATGCTCCAGTTGCACCAAAAGTCCAGCATATCTCTGCTCCTACTGATACTGGAGTTGTTGCGGTTAGCCAACCACTTCCAGAATCTGGTGGAGAATTATGATCAGCGACAAAAATACTAGTTGAGTGATTGCATCTACCATTAAGTCTAGTATTTACATATCTATAAGAGTGATCAAATGTTCCGTTGCTTGTTACATCTAATTCCCAAATAAACTTGTTTCCAATTTGAGGCTGTGCGTCTGTTCCCCATGCAGGAAGAGATCCGTTTAAATATCTAAATCTAGCCGTTCCAGAGCCATTGTTAAATAGTGAGTCACTGCCTCCAGTTACACGACATAAAAATGATTGTGTTGTATTTAATGCAGTAATATCAGCTGTTCTAATTTTACCAGCACCACTTGTATTAATTTCTGAAGAAGTCCATGCACCATTATTATTTACTTCTCCCGATCCACTTAAATCTACTCCATTAAAATATTGAAGAAATTTTACATATCCTCCATCATATCTGTCTAAAATAATATATGCTGGAAAAGCATAGTTTCCAGTTGGATTAATCCAATAAACGCCACTTGTACGAAATCCTCTATCAAAAAGATCTACTCCGCTTACAGCTGGGTTAGACTGAGTGCCATAACTATTAGCACTAGTCATTGCGCTTCTACTTTTTTTAGAAATACTGTACTGAGAAAATTTTGATGAGCTCATTAAAAATACAACCTTTCAGCGTTATATATTTCTGCAATTTGAGATTGTGTTAATGCTTGAGAATAAAGTTGAATTCTAGCTAATCTATAAGGACCCTCAACATTGCCATACGGGTAGGTAGCTCCAATGTAGTCAATGTTGTTATTGCTTGCTGAAGCAGTACTGGCATTAGATATTTCTAAATTTCCGTTTACATACCCATCAATTTGATTTGAACTCTTGTAAACCCATGTAAGCATGTTCCATTGGTCATTAGCAACTATGGTTGAACCCTCAATAACACCGTTGCTTCCACGAGCTATTTTACCAGATGAAAGCCCATATGTCATATATACAGAACCTCTAGGGTCTCCAAAAATAGCAACTGGGGTAGAATAAGATTGAGTGGTAGCGCTTAACTGAGTTCCTTTATACCAAACAGAATATGTGTAGTTAATTCCATTAAGAACTGGAATACTTTCCATAGCAATTGAATTACTTGAAGTAGCTGGAACACCACTTCCACTAGTTGGCTGAGAAAATCCTCTTATAGAATATGTTCTTGTTTTATTTATATAATTTGTGTGTGAGTCTACAGACAATGCCCCCATTTGATTAAATGAACCAACATCCGCCGTTATGGATCCATTTGAACAGGACATAGAAAATACCCTAGTTGTGCCCTCTGGCTGATAATTTTTTGGAGAAGATATATTATTTGTTCCAAAACTACCGTACTTGTTAAGGTTATTTTTTATGCTTGAGGTTGATAAACTGGCTGTAGCCATTTTAAACCTACGCTATCTCTGAGCCGAAGGCCTGAAAAGTTAGATCTGCTGCAGATGCATATACTTGAATTGAATTAGCAGTTGCAAGTGTTAGACCAAGTGTCAAAGCAGTTGTGTCATTTGCTGCAATTGTTACATCATAAGCAATATAGTGTTCTGTTGCTAATGTTGTTCCTGTTGCTGGCTTGATTGCAATTCTGTATGTTCTTGCTGCTGCCGCTCTATTGCATACTGTAATTGTTGAAATTACTGCTGAAGTAGATGAAGGAACTGCATAGAGTTCTTCCATTGTTGTAGCCGCTGAAGCTTTTCTTCCTAATATCTTGTAAGTTGTTGGCATTTTTTATTCCCCTTTTTCCTATGCACCCATAAGCATAAATATTTGTGGCGTTGGATCTGTTACTATAGCAGCCCATGTCGCCGCTGTACCATTTGTGGTTAGATAATATCCAGAATTATTTGCTTGTGCTGGAAGGGCATCTACCGTTGCCCAAGATGTTACTGTGCCATTTGTAGTAAGATACTTACCTGATTGGCTTGTTTGTGTTGGATATACAGCTTTTGTATCTAGCTGTGTTTGAATTGCGCTTGTTACGCCGTCCAAATATTGAAGTTCGGTATTTGAAACATTACCGATGGTTGCTGATGTTGCTGTTAATGGGCCTACTTGCAAGTCTCCGTATACAAGACCTGCCTCTGCGAAGTTAACTGTAGATGATGGCTTTGTAGTAGCATCTTCAAATATTTTAGTTATGCCGTCTGATGCATCACGAACAATTCCGCCGAATCTACGTTTTGATGAAACTACTGCTGAGCCTGTTGCTGCTGCAGAAGTTACGTTAGTTGCTGTTTTAGCATATGTGAATGTTGTAGTTGTAGGAACTGATGCAATTAGGTATGTGCCATTGAATGTGGCATCTACTGAAGAAACTACTACGTAGTCTCCGACTGCAAATCCATGTGTTGTTGAAGTTGTAATAGTAGCAACATTTGAAGTAAGAGCTTTGTTAGAAACTGTTTTTGTAATTGGTGAAATTGATGTTGAGTACTCAGCAATAATTCCTAGGTCTACCGCATCTCCTGCGTTAGCATTACCAACAAACACTAGCGGATCTGTTACAGCTAGGTTTGCTGCAGATACTGATGTTCCTGTGCCACCAAATGTAATTGCACCTTGAATATTTACATCGCCCTGGATTCCAACTCCACCGACAACGGTGAGTGCTCCAGTTGATGGTGATGTTGAAGGTGTAGGAATTTCAACATGAACATTTACATCTGGAGTAATAGTCATTTGACGATTGTCTGATGCTAGTCCTCCTGCTGCAAAAATAATTTTGTTTTGTGATCCAGTATCTCCAGTTGCAAGAACTAAGTTACCTTGATCTGTTCCACCTGTGGCACCTACCATAAATAAATATCCATCACCCTTACCTGTAATAGTAAAGTCTGGATCTGAAAAGTTTTGTGAAGTAATACCCATATCAATGTAGCCATCTGAGTCTGTTCCATTGTTCGAGTATGCAATAAAGTCTGTTGAGGCGTTTGCGCCTGAGTTGGTATTCTTAAATGCTATCTGTGAATAATCATTATAATTAGATTGAGCGATAATTACAGGATTTGTTAGTCCCGCCGCTGTATTAAATGTGTCTGCATTTGGGCCAACATATAGAAGAGAGTTTACATCGACTGTCTCAAAGACTCCAGTTGTTGTCTCTGCATTTGCTAGGGCTTCAATTGCCTTTGCTACGTATACTAAATCTTTTGCGGTATATAAAGAAGCGGCTAGCGATGAGGCTATTTCCGTTTTAACTAAACCAATTTCTGTTGTAAGTGCCATGTGTATCTCCTTATGAAATTATAGCATTAAGTAGGTTTAAACGCCTATATTAAGGCTAAGATCATCTATGCTTGATTCCGCCTCAGTTACTCTTGAGGCAAGGGTTGTTACGCTTGTTGCTACCGTTTGAACATCGGCGGCGGGGTTCAAGGTAATATATCTATTAGTCAAGTATCCAGGCATGGTTTAATTATACCTCAATTATTGATATAACCACATATCATCTGGCTCTACAAATTGTTTATTGATAGAATATGGAATCTTCATCTCATCCATTCTTTTTATTACTTTTTGCATAGCACCTTGTCCATAATATACTTCCGTTCCGTATCCTTGTTGCTCTAAAAACCAGCCGACACGGATCATATAAAATTCTGCAAGCGGGCTGTATGAAGCATATACTCCAACTGCGCCACCTTGCTCATAAATAACTTCCCACAGGTCAACATCTTCTATCTGCATTGGGCGCTTATAATCCCATTTTTTTTTGGGAGGAAGTATTAATGAATTTGAATCCATCCAGTTAGGATCAAAGTATTCGCCAAAATCTTTAAATATATTTTGTGTTGTTTTAAATCTCATAAGGATATTTTATCCTACATATCTAATTATTACAATGCCTGATCCGCCAGCACCTGAGTTAGAAAGTTGAGGAGTACTGTTGGACTCTGTAGATCCACCGCCGCCAGAACCTGTGTTTGCACCAGCATTTCCGCCTTTACCAAAAGTTAAAGATGTTTGAGAGCCAGATGAAGAACCGCTTTGTCCATTATTTCTTGCAGAACCTCCTCCAGTGCCGACTGGACCAGTGCCTGGATTTGTAGCAGGTCCTGAACCTCCACCACCGCCAATTCCTCCATTACCACCTAAACTTCCAGAATATGCGTTGCCGCCGCCTCCTCCTGCATAGTAATAAGAATTTCCATCAATTGTATTCAATAAACCTGGACCACCATTTCCGCTACCGCTGCCACCATTTGCTCCAGCCCCACCTGCACCACCACCGCCTGATGCATAACCTTGAACTATTGTATCTCCACCTTTATAACCTTGACCGCTTGTTGGTGTTCCAGCTGATGCAATGTTATATCCTGCTCCACCTGTTGATCCATAAACTCCGCTTCCGCCAAAACTTGTAGACTCTCCTTCACCGCCTCCTGCGCTACCCTTATAAGCTGTTAAGCCAAATGCAGTTGTATTATTACCATCTAAACCTCTTCCTGTTCCTTCACTTCCTTGAGTAGATGCTCCACCAGCACCAATAACAATGTTATATGTTTGTGCTGTTACTGTAGTCGTTCCAGAAAGATATCCGCCAGCTCCTCCGCCAGCTCCAATATCATCTCCACCTGCACCACCACCGCCAATTATTAAATACTCAATTGTTCCTGCACCTGATGCAACAAATTGTGTTGTACCTACATTTGTAAAAGTATGAACTTTATAAGTGCCATATAGGCTAACTGTTCCACCAGTAGAAGTTGAAAGAGGGGATCCAGTTTTAAGAAACCTGCCTTGTACTCCATATGTAGATCTTACGCTATTTATAAACGGCATTATGCTAAATATCTGACAATAACAATGCCAGATCCTCCTGCTCCAGAAGTAGATTGATAAGTTGCGTTTGATTCTCCTGCGCCTCCGCCTCCGCCTCCAGTATTTGCACCAGCATTTCCGCCTTTACCTAGAACTCCACCATTATTTCCATTTAAACCTGGGTTTCTTCCATTAGTATCTCCTAGCCCAGGGCTTAGGGCATACGTATTTCCTACTCCGCCTCCGCCTCCGCCTCCGCCTGAGCCACCATTACCAGCACCAGTTGCAGAACTCCATCCTGATCCTCCGCCTCCGCCTGCATAATAATAAGATGTTCCAGAAATTGATGAAGCTAATCCAGAACCACCATTCCCTCCTCGACCATTTACAGTACCATAAGATCCAGCAGAGCTTGCGCCTCCGCCGCCTCCGCATTGTCCTCCAACGCTATTTCCACCGCTATTTCCTTGACCAGGTGTTCCGCTTCCTCCAGATGCTTCTGAATAACCGCCACCTCCGCCAGATGCATGTGTACCGCTTGTTCCAATACCAAATCTTTCATTTGTGCTTTCTCCGCCGCCTGCTCCACCACGTAATGCGGTAAGTCCAAAAGCACTACTATCTTCTCCACTTAATCCTTGACCAGATCCTTCAAAACCTAATGTTGCTGCGCCTCCATTACCTACTACAATAGTATAATTTTGTGCAGTAACAGAAGTTGTTCCAGTAAGAAATCCACCAGCTCCGCCTCCGCCAGAAATATCATCTCCACCAGCTCCGCCTCCGCCAACAATCAAATACTCAATTGTTCCAGATCCTGATGGTAAAAATATTGAAGATCCTGTAGATGTAAATGTATGTATTCGATATCCACCTGATGTTGTAATTGTTCCACCAGTAGATGTAGACAATATACTACCTCTTCTATTAAACCTACCTTGAGATCCGTATGAAGATCTTACGCTATTTATAAACGGCATTTGAATCTCCTTAGAAGTTTAGTGCTGCTGAACCGTATACTATCCATGCTCCAGCTGAAGTTCTTTGCATTGTGAATGAAAAAATATCAATCTTTCCAGCTGATGATGTTGGTGTTGGTGCTGATCCTCCAGCCCAACGAATTGTTTGAGATGTTCCACCAATTTGAAATGTTCCTGGAACATATCCTGTAGCACCTTGTACTACCATAACGTTAATTGTCATAATTTTTGAGTTATCAGTTGGAACATTTGTTGCATTAAATGTCATATTCCCTGTTGGAGCATTAGAAACATAATAAATATTTCCAGCTGTCCAATCTAGTGTTCCAGCATTTGTAGAAAGTGTTACATCTACTACTGATTCACGCAATTCCTGAACATCAACTGTTCCACTCATTGAAACTCCGCCTGTTAAAGTGACCGTTCCTGATGAAGTAATTCCACCATTTGCTGTTACTAAACCTGAAGGAGTAAATGTTCCTGCGGCGGTGATTGCTCCTGTAGATGAATTAACTACAAGCTTATCTGTTGCAATTGTAAGATTTCCTGAACCAGTTATTGCCGCTGCTGAAACTGCTCCTGCTTGCAATGAGCCATATCCAAGCCCAGCTTCTGAAAAGTTAACTGTAGATGTTGGTTTTGTTGATGCACCATTAAATACTTTAAATATTCCATCTGTAGCATCACGAACAATACCAGCATACTTAGTTGATCCGCCAGTCCGATATTCTTCAATAATTCCAAGATCATTTGTATCTCCAGTTGCTGCATTTCCAACAAAAATAAGCGGGTCAGATACAGCAAGATTTGATGTAGTTGTTGATCCTCCGCCAAATGTTAAGTTACCAGTAATTGTTGTGTTACCAGCAATATTAACTGATCCCGCAATTCCTACGCCACCGACTACTGTAAGTGCTCCTGTTGTTGATGATGTTGAAGGGGTAGGGATTTCAATATGTACATTTACGTCAGGAGTAATGCTCATTTGCTCATTACCAGAATCATATCCACCTGCAGCAAATACAATCTTATTTTCTGTACCGTTTGCGCCAGTTGCAAGAACTAAATTGCCTGCTCCTGTTTTACCAGCAACTGCTGTACCTGAAGCCGCTGTTGATGTTACGTTAGATGCTGTTTTTGCATAACTAAATGTTGTAGATGTTCTGGCTGTAATTGTATAGGTGCCGTTAAATGTTGCGTCAACGCCTGTTACGGTTACTGGCATTCCAACTCTAAAGTCGTTTGCTCCAATAGTTAATGTCGCTACATTGTTTGTTAATGCTTTGTTTGTTACAGTCTCTGTAAATGTTTCAGGGGCTTGCATGAAGATGTATCCATCATTTGGTCCTGTAATTCCAAATGTTGCCTGACTAAAGTCTTCTCCAGTGATACCCATATCAATCCAACCAGAGGCATCTATTCCATTTGCGGAATATGCAATAACATCTGTTGATGAAGTTGTGTTTGAGTTATGTACTGCAATCTGTCCATATGGAGATGAGTTCATATCAAATACTGCTTTAGCTCCAGTTAGTACTGCCGCCGCATCAAAATCGTCTGCGTTATTTCCGCCATATATTGTTCCTCCTACAATTAGATCGTCAACAATTGTTGCATCATCTAATGTTGGAGCATTTGTCCATGATACGCTTGTACCATTTGTTTTTAAAATATAATTTGTTAGACCAGCTTGTGATGGATATGTTCCATCTACTAATTTTGCCCAGTCTGAGGCAGAGATATCTGGTTGATCTGCATCTGTATCTCTTAATGCTATATATGCTGATCCGCCATAATTTACAACATCATCTTTTTGATAAGATGTTACGCTTGACCAAGTTCCATTGTATTGAATTCCGCTTGCAATCAATGACCAATATGTAGCATTTGGTGGGGTATTTCCAGTTGATGGATTTTCGCAAAGATAAAGATTTGCACCATGTGTTACTGAGTCTCCTGGCTTATATGCTGTGCCAGATGAATATACACCTAAGAAGTTAATTCCTTCCACCATTGTTTTCCAATATGTGGTGTTAGTTGGGAGGTTACCAGTTGTTGCAACTGCGTTTGTGTAAACGTATGCGTTTCCACCGTATTTGACTACGTCGTTTAATTCGTATTCTGTGCTGCCGTTATATGAATCAGCCCAGTGAAATCTAAGTTTGCCTAAATCTATAATTTGTGTCATTATTTTATCTCCATCTTAAGGTGTGTTTTCTTTGTGCCGTCCCAACTAAATTGTACAGTATTTTTGGTCCAAATCCAAGTTCTATACTGATTATCTTTTAGTACGTCATCTACTGGTAATTCTACGGTTGACCCGTCATTTATTACGTGGACGTAGAATTTGCCCGTATCGGCAATAATCTTAAATCCATAAAATGTGTTATTTGCAAAGCTGAGGTCTGTGACCTCATTTGGGTTAGATATTGTGGCCATTAGAATCCGTCCAATGTAGAAACAATTATATCAAAGGCTGCTGAAACATCTGATATCGCCTTTAATGTGTCTCCGCTTACGAGGACAATCTTGTTTCCTGTTATTGCCTCTATGTTTGTATTTCCGTCAATCTGCTTGTCTTTAAATATGTAGTAATTTACTGAGTTGTTTGTCACATAAAGAGATATTGAGGCAGTTGATCCAGTCTTGTTTAGAATGTTACATCCTGTTACAAGAGTAGGGGTGGTTACAACCTTTAGGCTTACCGCCGAGGTTCCTACTGAAGTTGACTTTACATTCCCAAAATTTGCCATATTGTTATTATACTATATCTCCTATGCCAAGCCCAGAATAAGCGCCTCTAAGGTCGCATACTCAAGCCCAGTAACTGTTGTATCATCTATGCCTGAAAGGCTAAATGAAATATCTCCTGTTGAAGCCCGCACATAAACTTTATCTCCAGTCAAAACTGGAAATCTAAAAGTCTCCAGGCTGTTATTCCCGCTAATTGCTACGTTGTAAGAAATAAATACATAATTTGCAGGAGTTGCATCCTGGTCTAGTGGAATAACCCATACTCTAATTGTGGCGGGATCTGAAGATTTATTTGTAGCAATAACTGAAGTCAAAATAGTTCTTGATCCAGTATACAAAAGTATATCTGTATTAGATGCTGGATTAGATGTTGCTAGTCTTGAAATTGCCATTAGATTTGATACCTATTTCTATAGTATTCAAACATCTGGGAAATTTCTGTTCCTGTTAAACCTCTATCATAAACTAAGAAATTTCCATATTCTGCCCAAGCAAAGTTTGTACCGATATTATCCTGAGCAATAATAAGTCTATTAATTGTGTTCATAGTATCTGTCATTGTACTTCCAGTGTTATTTAATACACCATTTACATAGGCATACAGAACACCCGCTCTTCTTGTAAAGACATAATGTTTCCATACATTAGTTACAGATGCGCCAAATGTTGCAGTTCCAAATAAACTTCCAGTAGAGTTATACCCTGTTGTTTGTCCGCCAGACCAATTTTGTCTCATAGAGAAGTAATCTCTTCCACCAGAAGTATTACCGAAGTCCCAGACCATGGCATCATTATCTGTACCTAAGCTCTTGTACATAACAGATACTGTTGCTTCGCTTTTACCAGTCAATAGACCTGCCATTGTGTCTGCCTGGAATTTAGCATTAGTTCCATTCATAACCCATGACCCACCAGAACCAGTTGTTGTGTATGTAGCATTTGAATTTGTTAAATGCTTTGCATTAGTTGTAATATCCTGCCATCCAGTTGTTGCTGGCAAGTCTATCGTATTAAATGCATTGTGTGAACGAATATCTGCCGCATCATAATGAAGAATTAAGTTTGAAGAAACTGGTGCAGTCAAGCTATTAATAGACCATTTAGCAATCAAGAAGTCTTCTATAGCAGCAATTTGAGCATTACTTAAATCTGCTTTGCATATAATTATTTCAGAGACTGTTCCCTTTGTATAAATGCCAGTAGCACCTCTAGACATAAAGAATATTTTTCCAGCTTCCGTGCCGAATCCGTCTCCAGTTAAGCTATCATCTATACCTGCGGGGTTAGATAATGGATCAAATGCATGCTCTAATTTATTTGATCTTAGTCTTACTTTTTTATTAATTCCATTAAAACCAAATGTGATCACTTTCTTTCCGCCATCTGCTGCCCATGTTGGGCCGTTTGGGTAAACGTGCCTACATGATTGTCTAGTAGCATCTTGAGCATATTTTATACTGTGGCCTCTACCAGCATTTATATACCATCCACCATCATTTCCTGTATCAGTATGCTCTGCAATAATCGCAACGTTTGGTGTCTCAATACTTGCAACCATAAACATGACAAATCCTGGAGCTCCAAATGTAATTGTGTTGTTTATTGTAGCTAATGTGCTTGAAGTGCCATTAAATATTAATCCTGGCTTAGAGTTAAAAGCTGTTGCAGAATATACTGGAGCGGTTCCTGGAGTTGCTGGAGTTGGAGTTATTGTTGGAACATTTAAATGATACCCGTTTCCAGATATATCATTCCATTGAGTTACATTAGAACCAGATAGAGTTAAAGATCCAGAAACTGATGCATCATACCTAGCAAAGAGTCCTGGGAATAAAGAGCCACTATTGAGTCCATATGCTACCGCTGAACTAGAACCACGAGTTTCTAATAATGGCATTTAGCCCTCCTTATGCAAACTTAGCTTGTGAAGCAAGGACCGTATATGCCCCCGAACCTGTTTTAATAATTGTAAATGTATATGAATCTATTGCTGAAACGCTTCCTGAAGTTGGTGCAGATCCACCTTGCCATTTTGGAGTTACTGCAGACCCGTCAACTGTAAATGCTGTTGGATAATATGCGGTTGAACCATTTGTCACTAAAAACGCTACTGTAGCAGATTGATTAACTGACAATAATGAGTTAAGTGTAGTTGATCCATTTCCTCTAAAATTAAATGTCCAGTTTGCTGCTGCATTTGCAGTGTAATAATGAACGGCTGCTGTAGATAAATCTACATTTACTGTTCCTGTTGCTGCTGTTGCAGAAACTGAGTTTGTTTCAAATGCTGATGTTAATACTGGACGTGTTAATGAAGCACCAGTAAGCGGTGCATATGTCGATGCAGCGGTACTTGTTCCAAGCTTAGAATCTAATTGTGTTTGAACATCTGATGTTACTGTTGAAAGATATTGCAACTCTGTTGCAGATACATTTCCAACTGAAGTAGTTGCTGGAAGTGTTACTGTACCAGTAAGTGTAGCACCATCAATTGGAGCATATGTTGTAGCAGCAGTTGCTGATGCTAGCTTAGTATTAATTTGAGTCTGAATTGCAGATGTTACGCCATTTAGATATTGTAGCTCTGTATTATCTACATTTCCAATTACTGCTGAGTCTACTTGAATTGATCCAGCCTTAATATCAGAATAAGTTAATCCCGCTTCTGAAAAATTAATTGTGCTTGTGGGTTTTGTTGTAATATTTGATGCAAATTTAATTACTCCGTCAGATGCATCTCTTGTTACCGCTGCAAATCTGCGCTTTAAAGATACTGCTGCAGATCCTGTTGCTGCTGCGGAGGTTACATTGGTTGCTGTTTTAGCATATGTAAATGTTGTAGTTGTAGGAACTGAAGCAATTAAATAAGTTCCGTTAAAAGTAGCGTCTACTCCAGATACTACCGCATAATCTCCAATAGCAAACCCATGGGTAGTAGATGTAGTAAGTGTTGCTATATTAGATGTTAAAGCTTTATTGGAAACTGTTTTTGTAATTGTTGCAGCTGATGTTGAGTATTCACCAACAAATCCTAAATCTAGCGCATCACCTGAGTTGGCATTGCCAACAAATAATAGAGGGTCTGTCACTGAAAGGTTTGCTGTTGAAACTGACGTTCCTGTACCGCCAAATGTAATTGCGCCATTAATATTAACATCTCCAGTAATACCAACTCCGCCAGCTACTGTAAGTGCTCCTGTTGTTGGTGATGTTGATGGAGTAGGAATTTCAATATGTACGTTTACATCAGGTGTAATTACCATCTGTGTATTATCTGAAGCAAGACCTCCTGCTGCAAATATAATCTTATTTTCTAGGCCCGTATCAGAAGTTGCAAGTACTAGGTTACCCTTATCTTGAACTCCAGCTTCTGCTCCAACCATAAATATGTAGCCATCGCCTTTTCCAGTAACTGTAAAGTCTGGATCGGCAAAGTTAGAGGATGTAATACCCATGTCAATATAACCAGAGGCATCGTTACCGTTATTTGAATAAAGAATAACATCTGTTGATGCGTTGGCATTTGAAGATCTATTTGTGAATGCTAGCTGTGCGTAGTCGTCTTTGCTTACAGCAATTACTAAATTAGGATTTGTTAGAGCGGCAGTGGTTGCAAAAGCTTCTGCTGTTGCGCCGAGATAAATATTGTCATTAACCGTAATGTTAGATACACCATCTGGTGCAACTACTGAACCTAGCGCTTGAAGCGCTTTTGCCACATAGACTAGGTCTTGGGCAGAATAGGCAGATGCTGCGAGAGAGGATGATATTTCACTCTTGATCGCATCGATCTGGGTTGATAAACTTGAATAATTTGGCATTTTGGTCTCCTAATGTATTATAGCATTCTTCGGCTTTTAATCAAATATCCCTAGGCCTAGCTCGATATTGATTAGGCGGGTATTTAGGGAATTTGTTGTTGTAGTAGTAGCCAATAATGATGTATCGGCAATTCCATGAACATTTGTTGTTTGTAAAAGGTGGGCATCAATAGATGTAGTAGAGTCATATATTCCATTAAGTGTAAATGATAGGTTTGCTGAATTAGAACGAACATATACGCTATCTCCAGAGTTAATTGCAAATCTATGGGTTTCTATTGAGTTCCCCGCTGGTATTGCAACATCATAAACTACATATGAATATTGTGATGCAAGAGTTGCTCCTGCTGGAACAACCCATACTCTTCCAGTTTTAGAAACTGTATCTTTATTTGTAACAATTACTGAAGCAAGATATGAGGCTACTGCTGTTGCTACTAATACATTTGTATCCGCCGCTGGATTAACTACGCCTAATCTTCTAATTGCCATATTATGCCCCCAAGAACCAAGAATTTGTTAAGCTTCCGCCAGAACCTGATCCTGATCCTGAAGCTTCTAGAATTACTTTATTGCTTGTATCGTCATATGTAGCAATAAGATTTGTGTGACTATTATGTGCAAAAAGCGGGGCTATAAAATCTTGTACCTGCTCTTGTGTTAAAGGAATTCCAGTAAAGCTTAGTGTGCCCGCCGTATCATTATATGAAACAGTTACATTTGAATGTGTTCCTGCTGTAATCATAGTTGATGCTACATCTTGAATTCTTTCATTTATATTTAATTGAGCATCTGGAACAAATCCATCTGGGCCTAGGGCAGCTACGCCATCTGCAGACCCTATATCTCCTATTGGAACATATCCTTGACCAATAGAGTTACCTAGACTTGCTACTGCTGCATCTGCATAAGAATTAGATGAAGTTATTGCTGCAGTTTTTGCTGTTTGAACAAAAGCTGTTGTTGCTAATTGAGTTGTATTTGTTGTACTACCAGCTGTGGGTGCCGTTGGAGTACCAGTTAAGGCTGGTGAAGCTAAAGGCGCTTTAAGTGCAAGTGCATTTGTTATAGTTGTTGCAAAATTTGAATCATTTCCTAGAGCTGCTGCTATTTCATTTAATGTGTCTAGTGCTCCAGGAGCTGAATTTACTAAGTTAGATATTGCTGTAGTTACATAAGATTGAGTTGCTATTGATGAGGTATCAACTGCAATAGTAATTGTATTTGCGGCATCATTATAGGTTTTTGTTATGCCAGTTCCTGCTGTGAGAGCGGTGGCAATAGCATCCATAACCTGCTCATCGCTATATGTAGCTGCTAAATTTATTTTATTTGCTGTATCGTCATATGTGACAGTAATATTTGTGTGGGTTCCAGCAGTTAGGACTCCTGCTACAATATCTTGAATTGCCTCTGTATCTACAGATGCATTTTCTAGGGTTGCTACACGCTTATCAAGAGATGATGCATTTGTTGAACCATTAATTCCAACCTTGGCTTGAAGTGCTTCAATAGCATCATTAGCATTAGCGTGTTGGGCAGCGTGAGGTACGGCCTGTACGGAATCAGTTCCTTGAGGATTGGTTAAAGCGTCCAAGCTAGTTGGGAAATTTGTTGCCATTTGCGTATACCTCTTCCCTTATTATACCTTAACTATAACTCTCTATCAATTGGAATCTGCTCTTGCCCCCACTTGTGAAGTGGACACTCAGCATTTGGTAACTTAGTCTTGAGATTCATAATACAACCGCATTCTTTGCATTGCGAAGTCAAGTCTATAAATTGTGGGCATTCTTTACAAATTGCTAGTCTTTTGGCAGAAATTTCATTCTCTACTCTTCCTAGGTTTTTATTAAATAGGTCCCACGGTCTTGCTGGTCTTTCAAATGGATCTTTCATAACTGCCTAACTGACCAGGGCGGTAAATGAGGATATCGCTGTTGATTGCTCTGCCCCGCCGTCTGTTTTAAGTATACCAAAATTCTTGTAAGTTGTCCCGTCTGAATTTGTATATGTATTAGATGAGCCTGAGCCAGTTACGGTGACTGAAGTTCCATTGGTTAATACAGAAATTGTTGTTGGCATTGAAGATACTGTAAATTCTCCAACTGTTGTTGGGGAACCGCTAATATATTTAACTACTCTTACTTTTCTTGCATAATTAGTTGTACATGAGCAGCTTCTTGAAGCTTGATAACTATATGTTCCCGAGCATGCTCCGTTATTACAGGTTGAAGAATATAAAGCTGTTTGTGGGCAAGAACATGATCTAGAGTCTGTAAATGCTTCTACACCTGAACATGCTTGACTGCTACAAGTATAACTTGTTCCAGTTGGTACAACTTGTCCTGCATATGAGCATGAGCCGTAGTTCCAACCAATGTTGACTTGTTGTCCTGCATAACTGCAAGACCCATAATTAAATGAATATGTTCCTGTTGCAATTGATTGTCCTGGGTAGCTACATCCTGAAGGGCTTAGTGTTGAAGAACTAACTGTTTGACCACTATAACTGCAAGCGCCATTATTCCAAGATCCTGAAGTTGTTACAACTTGAGTACAACATACCTTATTAGATCCTGTAGGACAACCACAAATACCTGGGGCGGGTGTTTCTCCGTAGGGATATGAATAATAAGAGCATCCTGAAAATGCTGAATAGCAACCTAAAGATATTGTGCTACTGCTACCTGCTGTATATACGCAAGTAATTGATGGATAATAACAAGTTGTGTAATTTGGAGAAGATACACAAGTTCCTTGATTCTGAGCACATGTTCCATAGGATGTGTTGCACGAGCAGCTTCTATAATTGGTAAAATTCTCAGAGCCAGAACAAGCCCCATTGCCGCAAGTTGATGGATAATAATATCCAGCAAATGGGCAAGAGCAACTTTGTGTAACTGTATAATTTTCAGTTCCTGAGCAAGCTGCGCTTGAGCATGTAGAAGAAGTTGATGAAGTAGAATATCCGTAAGCCGCCCAATAATTGCTTGAGTCTAGCGCCCAGAATGCTACTCCAGTACCTCCGCCTGAAGGTATAATAGTAGAAACTGTTGCATTAGATTTTGAAAGAGGAACTATAGCAAGAGCAGAGCCAGAAGAGCTAGAAAATGCATTTGATCCCGATGTCCATGTTCCAGATAAAGTTTTCCATCCGCTTTTTGTTGTCGATGTAGAAAATGTGTCCGAAAAAGAATTAAAGGCCTTAAGCCTTGTGGTAAAAACTCTTCTTTTTGCGGATCTTTTCATTAACCTATTAGCTCTCCATTTTCGTTATAAACTGCTGGTGTAAATGTATCTGTTTCTTTATCATACTGAGCATATATAGTTGCATCTGTTCTATTTGTAATATCTACAACTACTGGCTCGCTTAAAAAAATTGCTGCTAGTTTATTATCCGTATGTAGCATCTCTTGAACTCTTCCGTCCAAAATAAAAGCTACCTTCATTGGAGGAAGTGGTGGTTGTACGTTGTTTGTCATATTTTGTCCTATGCTGTGGCATCGCCCGTAACAAGCCATGAATTGGCTGCACGTTTTTCTAAAAATAATGAGCTCCATTGAACTCTTGATTTAAATTGTGAATCTGGAGCATAGTATGTGACTGCTGCATCTTTAGCAATTGAAATTTGGCCTGTTCCAATTTGACGGATTTCAACAGATGAACCTACTGGCCATCCAGCATCTTGTGTGTCATTTGGAATAGTTACTGTAATAGGATTACTAGAGTTAAATTCTACAACATTAAACTTATCTGTTGTTGAGTTTATAGTTCTGCTTGTTCCTGTTACTAATACATATTGATTTGAATAAATTGTTGCTGTAGAAACATTGTCTACGTCTGAAAGACCTACCATTGCTTTTGTAACTCCGCCGACTGTTCCAGTAAATGTTGGAGAAGCAATTGGAGCATATGTGGTGGCTGCAGTGGCTGAAGCAAGCTTAAGGTCAAGGGCAGTTTGTGTTGCAGTTGAAATAGGCTTATTAGCATCTGTTGTATTGTCAACGTTTTCTAATCCTACCATTGCTTTTGTAACTCCGCCGACTGTTCCAGTAAATGTAGGTGAAGCAATTGGAGCTTTTGTGCCTAGTGCTGTTGTAATAGTTGAGGCATATGAAGCATCATTTCCTAATGCGGCTGCTAATTCGTTTAAAGTATTTAATGCTGTAGGTGCTGCTGCTACTACTGCAGCGGCAGCTGTAGAGGCTGCATTGTCTGCATATGTTTTTGTAGCCAATGCTGATGTATCTGCTATACCATGTACGCTTGTACTTGCAGATGTATGTGAAGATAACTCTGAATCTCTTGCAATTGCGGCGGGAATTTCTGAATCTGGAATTTTACCATCTGGGCCTAATGAAGCAACTCCATCTGCAGATCCTACATCTGATACAAGAACATATGTAGTTCCTGACTGGTTATTTACTCCTGTAATTGCGCTATCTACATAATTTGTTGTTGCAATTGTTGCTGTGTCAACATTTAAAGTAATTGTATTAGCGCCATCGTTATATGTTTTTGATAATCCAGTTCCTGCAACCAATGCTGCATTTACCGCATCTTGAGAAAGCTCTGTAAGTTCAGATGGAAGTACATTTAAGAAAGGCAATGATCCCCATAGAGATGTTCCATCGCCTGATTTAATTTTATTTAATGTTGTATCTAATCCAAGTTCGCCTATTTGAAGAACTCTTGAAGATGTTGACCATTGTCCTGTTGTACCACGTCTTAGTTTGATTACTAGAGCCATTATGGGGTTCCCCCATCAACTGTGCCTGATGCATTTACTTCTACTGTTTCAACAGAGAATACTGCTCCATCATAAGTATGAATATGATCAAGAAGTCCACTAACCATTCCGCCAGAACCAATTGGAAGCCATGATGTTCCATCATAAAATCTCAACTCTGAATCTACAGAGTTAAAATAAATTTCACCCATGCGGGTTGCAGTTGGATCGCTATCTAAAACTACTGCATGTAAAGGGACTAATCTTTTTACAGACATCTATTGCCCCCTTATCCTACGATTACTACCGTATATGCTCCAGCTGCAGGTGCGACTGTGAATCCTAGTGTTACAACAGAAGTTGAAGTTCTCACTACGTCGCATTCTACTGTATCAAATGTTGAACTATCATAAACTTGAACTGTAACATCCCGTGCACCCAAGTTGTGTGTGACTGGTACTTGTGTTAAAGAACCATTTCCAATGGTTGTTGAATACTTTCTTGTGATTGCATGATAGTTGGTACCATTATTTGTTAATGTCCATCGATCATCTGTTTCATTCCATAGTACTTCTACATCTGCGCCTGTGCCACGCTCTACACGGATACCAGCATCTGCTGTTGGGCTTCCTGTAAAGTCGGTGTTAAGATTAATCTTATTATCAACAATATTTACCTGAGTAGTATTTACTGAGTTGATTGTTCCTGTTACATTGAGGTTTCCACCAACTGTCAAGTTGTTAGTAACAGTTACATCATCTGGAAGACCAATTGTTACTGTAGTTCCTTCTCCAGATGTTGGGCTAACAGTTACTTCATTTGTTGTACCTAAAATGTTTTGTACATAATCGCCAGTTGTATCTGTTCCAAGTGCTACAGAGTTTGGCTGTACTGTTGTGGCAATTGAAACACTGCCAAGATTTGTCATTGTGCCAGAACCAGTTACATCTCCTGTAAGAGTAATTACTGGATCTTTATTAAGTGTTACTGCTCCTGCTGTTACTGTAAAGTCTGTTGAATCAAATGAAGCAACACCCTTTACTGATGAAGTTGCATCTTTTGCAGTAATGGTAATAGTATTATTTGTTACCGCTGTATCAATTGCGGCATCTCCTGTTACAGTTAATGTATCTGTAAGAAGATTTACTGTATCTGTGCCAGTTTCTCCAGCAATAGAAAGCACAGTTGCTACTGTTACTGTTCCTGCTGCAGTTAATTGACCTTGAGCGTTAACTGTAAATGTTGGAATTGCTGTTTGCGATCCATAAGAACCTGCAGTTACTCCAGTATTTGTAATAGAAATTGTTTCAGTACCAGCTGGGTCCCCGTAGGTTGCTGTAATACCTGTTCCGCCAACAATTGTTGATCCAATTACATCTTGAATAACTTCTGTAGAACCAGACATTGGCATCCATGGGCCATTTGGTGATGTAAGTCCATTGTAGTAGTACATCACATTGTCTGCGTTGTTGTAATAAATCTGTCCAGATACAGGTGCCGATGGAGCTGTGCTCAATCCCTGAATTCTGGCATTCTGAAGCTCATTCTTATTAAGATTGATATCAGTTACAAATAATCTTGCCATTTTCTATTCTCCTTTAGGATAGGTAAGCTATCCCACCGAATGGTTGAGCCATTGTCAGTGTTATTTTGTTAATACTATTATAGTCTATTCCAGTTTCTAATATATCGCCTGCGCTGTTCTTTACGGTCACGTTTGGGTTATAGCCCATATTATGTGTTATTTCAAGGGCCCAGTACGATCCTTGATTTGTAACCTGACTGATTGAGAACGGATATGTAAGTGTGCTTGTACTTAAAAGATAGTTGGTTGCTCCAGCCCATGTAGCATCTGTTGGTTTTGGGCCATAGAATCTTGTTGTAGATTTATCATAGTAAAAATCTCCTTCAAGCCCTAGGTTTTCTGCAGGAACTCCATTACCATTTAATATTGATTTACCTCTGGGTCCTTGTGGTCCTGGAGAGGAAATAATTACATCATTAACAACTTCCGTTACTATAACTGTCTCTGTCATTATATTGTCACCGATCTGCTAAGGGTTAAAAATCCCTCCAGCAATTTAATTTTATTTGTATTTGAGTCAGTTATCATAATGTCATATGATGATTTTGGATAGAATAGCTTGTTGGTTTGTGTGGGAGTCATCTTTATAGATAGTTGACCAAGCAATGGGGTTATTGTAATCCCGCCCGTTGAAGGTGACGTTAAAGTAAATGCTAGTTTTGCTCCGCCTTTTGTATCACGGACTTGCATTTTTGCTGTTGCGCCTGTTAAGTCAATGGGTAATCCATTATTGTCTTTATATTCAACAATAAATGAAAAAGTAGCATTTTGATCTACTTCGAAATTCTTTTGTCCTGCCATTTGCTAGTACTCCTAAATAGGAAAACTCCTATGCTTATTTTAGCACAGGAGCTATCCTAATAGTAATAGTTAAATTACTTGTTTGTAAACCCGAATTCTTTATTTGCTGGGCTTAGAGCCTTAAGAATAACTGGTGCCACTGCGGCAAAACCACCCATCAAAAGATCTCTTGGACTGGTATTCCCAGTCATGTATAGAGCAATAGCTGCTGAAAGAAATGCACGAGCATAAGTTCCAAGCGCTGCTAGAATCTGTTCTGTCATAACAACTTTCCCATCTTTGTTTAAATCTGCTTTTGCAAATTTAGCCATTTGATCATCTCCTCGTGGGCAAGGTGCCCATGAATTTTGGTTTTACCCAATACTATAATTCTACCACTAAGCCGAAATATCTACAAGCTCGCAATTTCCATCTGAGCTGCAGGCAAGCGTGGCATTGGTAGAAGTGCCATCTTCTGTCTCATAAAAAGATAGGTCTTCCCAGCGTATATCCTTTGGCATCTTTTCAACAAGAGCATCAAACTCTTCTTTTGTTACTTCTTGATATGGTGCTTGCTTATAAGAGTGATCTGAATGCGGTAGGAATGATATTCCAGACACTTCATCGAAATGCTTATATACCCAAGCGCCTACTTCCATCCATTCATCCTCTTTTACAGAAACTGTAATTGATGGCTTGTGCTCACACCATGCACGTTGGTAAACTAACCAAATGTTTAGGTGTTCAATAGCAGTAAGATCATTTCTAACAATTGCACCTTCTGGTGCCTTTACTGGGAATGAAAATACGTATGTATCGTTTGGCTTCATTACATCATCTTCTACTGGAATTCCGACTTCCTTCAAAAATGTAGAGATAGGATCTCCTTTTGCCCCACGAACTGTACGAATGTAATATGGAGAATGCCAAGCATGCATTCCTGAAGATACCCCG